CATATGGAAACCTTTACTTTGTACATTCCAAGGTTGAGCCTCCTGACCTGGACTTGAAATCCAACTAGGTGGTGTTTGTTTTCCTTTATAAGTTAAAAATGCTTCATCAACACCGTATTGAGTTGAAAAACCTAAATAAGCTCTTCTAACAATATCTCCCGCAGATTCTGTTGTATTATCCGCTCCACCAAATGGAGGATTTGTAATAGTTTCACCTGGATAGAAATATTTTGTTTTATATTGAATATATGGTGAAGGATATGTAGAAAGATTTTCATACTCTCTTTGAGTGTATCCACGGAATCCACAAGGTATTGCATCTATAGGAGCCGTTGGTGACAACTCAACCATAACATATTTTGAAAGTAATGCGTATTCACCGTTAGATGTACCAATCTTAACACCAATAAAGTTGTTAGAAGCTGGGTCCATATTACAATTAGTGAATTTTTCGATAACCACTGGATTAGCATCAGTATCAAAGAAATTTCTAACTAATACATCAAAAGACATATTATTGAAAGAAAGATTTGAAATTGAAACTTTAACCTCCGTATTTGCAGCATCCCCATCAGAAATTGAAATGAATTTGAATAAGTTGTAAACTTTATTACCTCTTAATTCAGAAACCAAGAAAGGTGTTTCAGGAGATTGATATCTTTCTAAACTATATGCAATAGATGTGTTATTTTCACTTCTAGCACTTGGAAGGTCAATTAGAGTAGTATTTAATCCTCTAATATAACCTTTTTGATATGCAATGTTTAATGACGCTTGATAAGACTCCTCAACAAACACAGGTACAGTAAATCTATCTTTTCCAAAATTATCAACACCAAAAACTTTAGTTAAATATTTTGAAGACGATGCCAATAAAGAAGTTTCAAGTTGGAAAGTTGTTCTTTCTCCCGTATTAAAATCTGCTTTAGTAATACCAGAAACTATAAATGAACCATAGGGGTCTTTAGTAACACCAGAATAAGCACCATTTGTAACTAATTGTAAATCTGTTAAACCTGTAACTTGATAAATAGGACCATGATTTGGTGAAGAAGAGCTGTTTGTGTATTCACAAATACCTCTTGAACGTAAAGTTGCAACAACCATGTTATTAAATTCAGTATATGCAAATCCTGAGAAAGTATAAATTGTGCCTGAAACAGTTCCTGTAAAACTATCAGTAGCGCCTGAAGATAATGCACTTACAATATAATCAAACGAATAACCTGAATAGTTGTCTACAGAATAGTTATTGAAAGTTCCATAATACCACGAGTCATTAGAACCAGAACTTAAATCGTTATAGTCATAATCACAATCGCCTGGTACACCAAACACGTTATTTAAGTTAGGGTAACTACCTGTTAACGAAGACCAATCTGAAGATGGTATTGAACCATAAACCACACAAGTATTACCTGAAGAACCCGAAGTATCAAAAATATCGCTAAGGTATGTGGTAAAGTCTGCCTCATAAGTTGAGGTACTTCCATCACTTAATCTATATTGTGTAGTATAATCATTTTGAACTTCAATAGGTAAAGTTGATGTATTAACAGTAACAGTATTCGCAGAATTACTTCCTGTAAAAGAAGCAGTAAATACTGTACCCGCAGATGACGGATTAAACGCAATTGTTAATGGGTCAACATTAGCAGTTACACTAATACTCCAAGACGGACCTGCGTCGTATCCTGATAAACCCAATACTCTTGTTACGAATAATTGGTTTGATTGTTGTAAGTAAGATTTTGCGATATACGCAGCTTCATACTTAGGAATTTGTGTGTTCACAAATTTCACTGGTTCTGTACCACCGAAATAGGCTTGGAACTCATCATAGTTAGTTATAAAAATCGGTTCGAAAGCGGGACCTTTTAAGGTTTCCCCAACTACCCCTAAAGTCGTTACGCCCACGCTTTGGGCTACGAACGATAAGTCCGTTTCAGAAGTGTATACACCAGGTGAAACGTACACCTTTTTGTTTGCTTGTGCTGTTGCCATTATTAATTAATTCTATTGCAGATTTATTTTAATGATAAATATTCAAGACTAACACAAAAAACTTGACTTTTAGATATGTATTTGTAAACGGTATGATTTTATTCTGCCTTTTTTCTACCTATGAAAACAAAGAAAGAAATAAAGAATCTAAAGATATCACCTGAATCACACGAGGTGTTAAAAAAATACTGTGATAAACGTGGAATCAAGATTTATAAATTTGTTGAAAATTTAATTATGGAAAAGTGTAAGGAGAAGAAAGATATCTATGGTGAGGATTAAACTAACTTACTATCGAAGGTAATTTTAGACTCATAACTATAATCATTCTTGAATGCTTGTATTCTCAAAGTATCGTTAGTTGTGATTTGAATTAGATTAACATCACTACCATAATAATCGTTATTGATATAGACATCGTAACTTAAAATATTTTCAGTTCCAACCAAAACCATATTGGCAGTATAATCGATAACATCAACCAAAGTCGTATTCCCCACAACAAATAAAAAGTTATTCATAAACTCATCAGGGTTCTCAGGAAACTTATTTCTTTTTTTATTTAATACTCTTGTATCAAGTTCAAATAATTGTGTGACCCTTTGAATTGCTGGTTTAACTTGGAACTCCTCTTCATCAATAAGATACCCTAACATTGTGAAGTCATAACTTTGAACATAATACTTTCTTGCGTCTAAACTCATTTGGGATTCATCCGAAACATTATTCATTATAATTGGAACATATTGTCCTTTAATAAAAGTGTATGCTTGTCTTGATGAAAACTTCTGCATTACAATCTTATTAAGTTGATTCAACTCTCTCATTCTGTTACAAATGATTTTCACACTATAGTTGATATCAACAGGAACTGGTTGTGGTATTGTATAGATATCCATACCTTGTTCATTACCATTCCATGTTGGGACTGAGGCATAATAGAATTGTTTTCTATTTGGTATTGTATATTGTAGTGATGGGTTTGTTCCGTATTTAACTTCGGGGCTTCTAACAACTGTGATAAATGGTGGGGCTGGATTATAATCCAAATCAACAAACAAAGCGGTTTCAACGTATTGAGACCAGTTCTGTGTTGTAATAATAATATCAACCATTGGGACTATTTTTCCCGCAGTAACAACTTTTAAATCTTCTTTAACAAAGTCCAACATACCTCTATCCAAATCAGCATGCAAAACCGACTTAGGTAAATAAGTTCCGTCTTCATTAATATATTCCAACAATTGTTCTCTACGAGCAGACAAAGTCTTCTTAGGTACTAACGGTAGTGTTGGTTTAACTTGTTTTGGAAATGCCATTATATTCCTCTAAATTCGTTTTCACTTACATAAGTAGCAACAACAGTTCTATAGAACGGTTTGTAACCACCATAAGTGTGTTTATTATCTGACCTTACATATCCATCATCACTTACTGAATAATATCTAACTCGGTCTTCTGTTTCATAATAACCCAAATAGTCACCCTGAAATATTTCAACTCCCAAATCATCAAGTTGTTTTTGATATAATGAAAATTTCATATTTCCAGGTTCTTGTTGTTCAACCTTTGAATTCCCCAAAAGTTTATTACTTGGAGTCATAACTTGAACAAGACCTTTTAATTCGACAGGAGCTAAAAATTGTATACCATCTTCTAACACCTCACCATACACATCATCTATTTTAGTTTTATATCTATCAACACGATATAATACAACAGTAAAGTTCATATCACCCTCTAGCCACTCTTGGCCCATACCCGTATCTAACGTGAAGTCCTCCCCACCAAAAAACTTACCTAATCTTGTAATCGGTACTAAATTTTCCATATTGATAAATACTTTAATTATAACTATATTTAACTCAAAGATTATTATGGAATAATGGAATTAAGTTTAGAGTCAAAAGCAATGTCCCTATTGGACAACTACGAAGGTCCCAACAACTACATTCTTGAGCTTAAAAGGAAGTCACGGTTGAATAAAAGGTTTTATCCTACAAGGAGTCAATCTGAATATATTATAAACAATCACGACAAGCCACCTAAGGTTGCTAAGAAGTGGGTGATACTTGATGCCTATTTTGCTCAGAGATTATCAGATGATAAATTATACACTACAATACCTGAAAAAGTTTGGGTGGAGAAACTATTAGCGGAAAAAGAAAAGGCATTTCATATTTGGGGAAAAGTTTTTGAGAACGAAGAACTCCACGATTTTTGGTTACCTAAAGCGGCGGTGATTAAAGATAACACAGTAAAAGATGTTGTTATCAATTATGAAAAATATTCTCATAGACCTCCTCTATCACATCAAAATGAATCAATTCAAAAACTTGTTGAGAACAAGAAATATATTTTGGCTGATGATATGGGTCTTGGTAAAACTACCTCAACCATAATTGCAGCACTTGAAAGTGGCTCCAAAAAAATATTGATTATATGTCCTGCGAGTTTGAAGATTAACTGGCAGAGGGAGATTGCAAACTACACAGACAGAAGTGTTTATATCTCTGAAGGAAAGAACTTCAGTCAAGAACACGATTTTGTTATTATAAATTACGATATTATTAAAAATTTCCATAATGTTAAAAAGAAATCTGATTCGCAAATTCTTGGAGCCAATTTTGATTTGGTGGTCGTTGACGAAGCACACTATATTAAAAATGGTCAAGCACAAAGAACAAAACTAATCAATGACCTTGTAAAGAAAGTTGATAGACTTTGGTTGTTAACAGGTACACCAATGACCTCAAGACCAATGGACTACTTTAACTTATTAAGTTTGGTTGATTCACCCGTAGCAAAAAACTGGATGGCATACGCCATTAGATATTGTAGCGGATATCAATTCAACGCTGGCGGTAGAAAGATATGGAACGTTACAGGTGCCAGTAATCTTGAAGAGTTAAGAGACAGAACCGCGGGTCTTACCTTAAGACGATTAAAAGAAGATGTTTTAGATTTACCTGATAAGATTATCACACCAGTATATCTTAGATTAAAGTCGAAAGCATACGAGGAGATTATGGGTGAATATTATGATTGGTATGATAAGAACCCTGACGAATCTAAATCACTTACAGTTCAATTCACAAAGCTAACCAAGATACGACAAGTAATTGCCGATGAGAAGATTACCCAAACAATAGAACTTGCAGAGAATATTATTGAGCAAGGAAAGAAAGTTATCATATTCTGTAACTTCACCAATTCACTTAGTAAGATATGCGAACACTTTGGAAAAACCGCAGTTAGAGTTGATGGTTCAACACCAAAACACGAAAGACAAAACTCTGTTGACCAATTCCAAGACAATGAAAAAATAAGAGTGTTTGTTGGTAACATCAAAGCCGCGGGCGTTGGTTTAACATTAACCGCCGCTGAAGCTGTTATTATGAATGACCTATCATTCTTACCATCAGACCACTCACAAGCCGAAGACCGTGCCTACAGATACGGTCAAAAGAACAATGTATTAGTTTACTACCCCATATTCGAAAACACAATCGAAGGAATTATCTACGACATCTTAAATAATAAAAAACAAGTGATTGCCACAGTTATGGGGGACAATCAAAACACGACAGACGCTGCGGAAGAAATTCTTAAGAGAATTCAAGAAATGCGTCGTTAAACAAAAAACGGATTATTTATTATAAGATAGTCCAATAATATGAACAAAATAGAAGAGAAAATTCAACTTACAGAAAATAAGATACTTGAATCAAAAATTGAAGAACAAGCCAATCAGTTAATCACTGAAATGAAAAAAATTGGAATAGAAAAATTACCCTATTCCTACTCAGCCCTCAAACAATTCATTGACGCAGAGACAATGAACTTTCACTACAACAAACACTATAAAGGTTATGTAGACAAGTTAAACAGCGCTTTATCAAAGAATGAATACGGGGATGTAGAGTTAGAACAAATTATCAAAACGATAAGTAGGTTCGATAAAACAATTAGAAACAACGCAGGTGGGGCATTTAACCACGCATTGTTTTGGAATATGTTAACCCCAACTCCAAAGAAATTAGAGGGAGACCTTTATAAGAAAATCATAAAAGACTTTGGTAGTTTTCCCGCATTTAAGAAAAAGTTTGAAGCGGTTGCCAAAGACAGATTTGGTTCAGGGTGGGTGTGGTTAGTATTAACAACAAGAAATACTTTAAAAATAATGTCGACACCTAATCAAGACAATCCATTAATGAATGTTATTGAGAACGGTGGGTTTCCGCTTTTAGGATTAGACCTATGGGAACATGCTTATTATTTGAAATACAGAAACAAAAGAGATGAATATATTGCAAACTTTTGGAAAGTTGTAAACTGGGATTTTGTAACTAAGATGTACGAGATGAAGACTAAGACAAAATTAGCCGAGTCAACACAATTAAAACAACTTATGTCTGAGGCAAAATCAGAAGCGTGTTCTCCTGAAGAAACTGATTTTTATAGAAAGCTATTCAACACACACAAAGATATTGAATCAAGATATAGAGCTGGTATTGAAAGGATATTAATTGAGGTCTTCAGTGACTTGTATGTTGATAATCCACCAAAAGGAGAATTACCGGGAATATTCAATTTAGAAAATGATGGAAGGTCTGTTATTAATAAACTAAATACAAATTACACAACATTCTGTATCATACTTAATGACATCAACGAGGTAATAAAAACAATAGAAGGTAAAAAACCAATCGTGTTTAAAGGTAAAAAACCTAATGAACAACTTAAAGAGGTTGTAAGATTTGTTAATGCTTTAGACCATTTTAAATATAGAATTTTTGATATTAAAAGTTCAACGTTTGTTAACATAATGAAGACTCTTGAAGAGAAAAATGCTATGGGTGATAAGAGAGAAGAAATCACAGCATCAATATTAAGAAGATATTTTGGTAAAGATGTTAAGATAGAACAAATTGGTAAACTTGGCAGTAAAGAAGATGCGTTATCAGGAATTGATTTGAAATTAACAAATGATGGTAAGACAGAAACAGCACAAGTTAAACCATTCAAAGTTAAAATTGTTGATGAGGAAAAAGGAACTATTATACTTCTTGGTACCGGTAAAGTTAAATACTATAGTACCGATTTATTAATATTCCAAAAAGGAAAAAACGTTTTAATCTTTAATAAGAAACCCAAAATAGTTAATGGTAATTATGTGTTCCCAATCGATGCTTTGAAGTTAAACATCGAATAAACACTTTGATGATATTTATTTGATATGGCAGTAATTCCAGAACCAGAAAGGTCAAAAATATACACGAGAATTAAACACCTGTTAGGTGCTCCGTTGAGAAGTGTAGAGGTCGAAGATGAAATGATGGATTCTTTGATGGAATTATCTATTCAAGATTACGAAGAATACATTCTACAATGGTTAATTGATAGTCAATGGGTTAACCTTGTTAACTTAAACATGTCTGAAAAATCTGTTGCGAAAGCATTGGTTACAAGAACAATGGATTTTGAACAACAGTTTGCATATTCATATTCAAAAATTGTGGGACTTCAAACAATGGGTCCTTGGGTTTTAAAGAAAGATTATTTTATTTTAAGCGCTAACACACAAAACTATGAAATTCCTGCAGGAAGAGAGGTTAATGAATTATTATGGTTCAGTAACCAAGCTTGGACTGCATTTGGTTTGGGTGGATTTGCTGGTGTTGGTGGTGGTATAGGTCTTGGTGCTGACCAAGCGGGATTTGCTCAAATGGGTAATCAAGGTTCTTATTATATGATGTCAGGTTTTGATTATCTAATCAGAATGCAAGAAGCTAATATTCTAAATAGAATTTTAGGGGGTTCATTAACATATAGAATTACAGGTTTACCTGATGGTAAAAAGAATGTTTTCTTATACAATACTCCTGGTGGAAAATTTAACTGGAATCAATACAGTAATTATGCGGGAAAGGCGGTATGGTATTGGTATTATGATGTAGGTCCTGATGACAGAGCGGCTTGTCTTAAGGCAAATAAAGATGTTATTAAACTTCCAACAGATGTTCCATTAGAAGAACTATCGTGGGAAGATTTAAACGTACCAGGAAAACAATGGGTTAGAAGATGGTTCACGGCTTATGTAAAAGAAACATTGGCAAGAGTAAGAGGTAAGTATAGTGGTAATTTAAAGACACCAGACTCTGAAATTACAATGGACTATACAAGTTTACTAACTGAGGCCAAAGACGAAAAATCTAAATTATTAGAAGAATTAACAGGTGCTGAAGGTTGGTTAACAAGATTAAGACCTGAAAAAGTAATGGAGAGAGAAGCCCAAATTGCAGAAAACTTAAACAAACAAATGAAATTTAGAGCAATGCCTCGTCAAATTTACGTAATCTAATTTTATGGCAATAGTAAAAACAATACCCTCAAGAAGAATTATAAACGGGATGCAAATCACCACATCAGAAATCTCAGTGGTTTCCGAATTGGATTATCGCACAAACGGTGAATCGTGTGTTATTGTAACAGGTATACCATGGTCAGTTGTTGTTCTTGATTCAAGAACAACTGACCATGTTGTAGTTAAGTCTATGACACAACTCACAATCAGACCCGACATGGGTAAGATTGATGAGGATTACGATGAAATAGTAATGGATAAATATGCCTGTGTTGAGTTTAGATTTGTTGGCGGTACATGGTATATCTTATCATCAGACGGTTTGAAGAACTCCTAATTTTTCTTTCCAACCTTCTTCAGCCAAATCATACATATAATCAGATTTCAAACCTCTTTTTTCCCAATAACGCAATTCAGGTTCGGTTATATCCATAACATCTTTTTGTAAATCGTCTTGGTCACCATCACCTAATGGATGTCCGTTTATTAATTCACACTGAGATGTTGTAAAGATTCCTCTATCTTGTGGATTATCAACAATCAAATGATTTCTAACTTCGTCTTGGAATACAACCATCAACGGTTCAATTCTTTTGTTGAATGTTGTTATCGCTCTTGGAACATTATAATCACCTGTTAAGTCAGGGTCTTTGTCCAAAATGTCTTTATCCAACATATAACAGTTAACCATAACACCATCCGTGACTGGTTTTGCCTTAGGGTTATTAAACAGATTTACTGTATTTGTATCCTTAATTTGTTTTACTGTCATCTTCTGAACATCACCTTGAGATGCTTTGGTACCATTATTAACATACAAAATAACATCCCCCAAATTAACCCCCAATCCATTTTGTATTGCCAATTCCATATGAGCCATACGAGACATACTATTACCCGCTTTAGTCTTTGTTGTTAGTCTTTTCTTATACTCATCAAGAGTTAATTTAACCTTCGCTCTCTGAGCAATTTTACTCAACGGAATTTTCTTATCATAAATGGTTTGAAGATATTCATAATAGTATTCTACGAACGACTTACCATTACCCTCCAATAACATCTTAATACCTTTATCCAAGAACGTCTCGATATACAATGGAAGTTTCTTTGACTTAATACTATTACCAGTTAATTTAATCTTACCCTTAGAATCCATAACAGCGTAGTTCTTACGAGCTAAATTAATACAAGACGGCCATACCCCATCGGTATCAAGAGCCATCTCACCTCTCATAAAAATATCGTTATACTCCGCAACATCGGCTTCAGGACCATAATATTCTTTACCCAACGATACCTTCCAATTCAATCCACGACCAACATAAACTCGTTCTTTGGCGTCATCAGGAGTAGAGAAGTTCACCCCATCCGTGTCCATTACCAATGGAATATAACCTTTGGTCATAAAAAACTTAATCATCTGACGAAGGTATTGTCTACCCGTACAAGTAATTTGTTCTCCCATATACATGTCACCCCACGCATACACCTGAGGTGCTGACAACGCACCGAACATCGAGTTAATGAATATTTTAATCGGTAATTGTTTGTTACCATATGATTCAGACTTTTTACGGTCAATGTTATAAAACTCTTCAGCAAGTTGTTTGTATTTGATACGGGTGTTACGGAAATAACTTAACATACCTTTCATTGCACCTGTAACATCACAGTCGGGGAATACATCGTGTACGAGCTGAATAGAGGGGTATAGAGACGAGAAGTCGAGCTTTAACACATTCTTACTATAACCAACTTTAAGTAGTCGAGAAAGACCTCCTACGAAGTCTGTCTTGGATTCCTTGGCTGGTAGTGCAAGTCCGTGTTTATGAGACCAAGCCAACATCAACATCTTCCATAATGTTGCGGTACCCATTGTTGATACTCTCTCATAAGATGTTGGAATCATCGCAGCAAGTAAGAAAGAACCTTGGTTAAACTCTTGGTCAACCTTTAAAGTTTCATCCAAGTCATCGTCAAGATATCTCTCAACAATATTATCTCCTGTTGTTTTGATATAAACATCAGTTCTTTTTTCACAAGCCTCATCAATCTTTGGGTCAACCTTCGCCTTTCTATATTTACCGTTTTGTATATTCAACCAATAATCTTCTTTGTTAGTATACATTTTACCAATGTTCTCGTGGTCAATATACACACGGTCAGGAGCTTCGGCACTAATAAACTTTGTAATATATTTCAAACCTGCGGCTTTGATGCTCGAGTTAATTGCCTGAGCTCTACGAACAGCATGAATAATATCAATTACGTTATAACCCCAAATAGATGTCTGAACATATTCTTCGACCTCATTGGCAAGTTTTAACATACTGTCCTTTCTTGTAAATGAATGTTCGGGGTGTAACGACTTACAAATCTTCTTTGGGTCAATACCCAATATTTTACATCTTTCGAATATCCAATGCCAGTCGAAGTTCGCCGAATTATACCCACCAATAATACTTGGTTTGATTTCATTAATAATCTTAAAGAATTCTATGATGGCTCCCATCTCTTGGGACTCATCCATACATTCGATAACCTTGTGGTAACCCTTATTTGTTTTAATTCCAATCATGAATATACGACCATCCTTCGGGTCAAGGGCAGTCGTTTCCAAGTCATATACAAGTCGAGTCACTTCTTCGTAGTTCTCAAAACCTTTGAATAATCTTTTTTCTTTGGAAATTAAATATTGTTCTACAGGAGGTAAAATCATCACCTTATCCTTTGTTCTATCTCCCCACGGGTCACATCCACCATCTCTAAAGAACTGAATAAGTTCTCTATAACCTTTAAGGGATTTAACCATATAGGTCATACCTTTTTCTAATCTCTCGTTACCGTGTGTTTCTAATTTGTCTATGACGATACCGTGTTTGGTCATCGCCTCTTTCTGTAATGCTTTGGAATCATTATAGAATTTAATACCACGTAAATCACCTACCCACGCAAATGGGGTAAACGTATCTTTACGTATTTCTTTTCCTTTACCAGGGATTTCTTTGATTTTGTAAATGCAGTTTTCGCGATAGTCGTACTCGATGGCGACAATAAATTCTTCAGGGTCGTTTCCGTGTAGGAACGATTCAATCTCTTCGTCAGATATCATATTATATTTTTTAAAGTGGTGTATTAGCTTTCACGATATGTGAAATTTACCTTCTTTAATAAATATAAAAATTAGTTTGGATTAATCAAATTAACAACACGCAGTTTCAGAAATAAAACTATCTTGAACATTAATATACAAGTCTTCTCTGATAGGTAAAATTAAATTACCCTCATCATTTTTAATTAAAAATTGACCTTGATATCTACCAGGCGTATTCGTGTCTCTTTCATTAAATTGATAATAAATGTAATATTCTGTTGGTGTCCCTTCCTCAGCAAAGATAAGGGGAACAATATAACAAGGAGCTGAAACAATTTTTGGAATACCATTGTAAACATCAACCATTGAAAAGAAAATAGTCGATACTTCCAAGTCTTTCATCAATTGGATATAGCCAGCTCTCCCGTCTTTGACTACCTGCATTTTTAAAACAGGTAAGGTTGCATTTTTCTTAATATAAAATTCCATAACAATAAATATATTGTTATGACTCTTTACGAAGACCCCCGTCATAATGTTCGAATCTATCATGTTCAGTTGGGGTTAAAAGCAATAATCCAGGATATAATTCCTCTTTTTTGATTAACTGATACATATGACTCATCCATGTTTGTTCGAATGGGTGTGCCCATGTTACATCTAAGAACATTTTTTTATTTCCTGGTCTACTAACAAGTTGTGGCCAGTTACAATAATAAACTTCGCCAATAGCGTAAGGTAATCCTTTATGGGATAAGACACTTGTATAAGCAGTTTTTGGCGCATTTGGGTCTAATCCTTGAACAGGCAATCTGTTTTTACCTGGCCAAAATTGTTCTCTAACACTTTGTGGTACGTTATACCAAGACCATTGAGTTCCATTGTCTCCGTAAAATTCCGAGTAATTAAGTTTTAAGAAATCAAAATTTTCTTTTTTTATAACCTCCAATGACTTAGTGTATAGGTTTGGAACATATCTATTAAATCCATTTCTACAAACTCCTTCATTAGGATGAAAGAACATATCATCTTCAAAAAATAAATAATAATCTAAATCTGTTGTATCAAAATGTTCGGCAATCCATTGTCTACCACCACAAATACCTAAATTATCTTTTTTAATGTGTTCAAAATCAAATTCTTTACAAATTTCCGAGTATTCTTCGGTAGTTGACAAATCACTTGAATTGTCTAATAAAAACTTTTTAGTCTTAATAAGATAATCTTTATCGTATTCTGTCATTGATTTAATTAAAGTCCTAAATTGATTTGGACTATTAAATGTTATAACATATAAACCAACTTTATTAGTATCCAAATTATTTGTTACAACAACCTTACTTTCATTCTTAGTTTTAAGGTCATCGTTTTTTAAATCTTCAAAAAATTTATTAATTAAACCATTTGATTCAATATCAAAATAATTTATAATATCAGAATGTTTATAACACATAATACTGAAAATTGATTCCTCAGTACCCATGTATCCCTCTTCCAATGTTGTTTTCAATAACGAATAATAAATCCCATTAATATCACCAATTGAGTCTTTTGGTCCACCAAAGAAACCGCCTCTTGCGACTTTTGTTACTTTATCTCCAGCAATTGAATTTAACTTATTATATTCAAAACCATGTATTTCGGTTTCTGCATCATAAGGAAAACAAACAAATGAAAATTTAGAAATATGTTTAGAAAGTTTGTTTAAAACTTTATCATGGGTAAAATAACCCGGATGAACAGTATTTGTTAATCCGCCATCAATCCAAAATAAATATTCTGAATTAAACTGGTCCATAATTTTAGCATCATTAAGTAAAAATACTTTAGACATCACAAGTGGATTATAATTTTCCAATCTTGATTGAGTTGATTCTTTTAACCAACCTGCTTGGTTTGACCAAGATTCGTTAGTTCTTATTTTTTGAATCATATCAAAAAACTCATTATCTCTAAACCAACTTAATGGTCTTGTGATAAATTGAGTATTTTCTCTACTTCTTTTGCTAAAAACAAAATCTTTAAGTTCTTCATCACCAAAAATTATCATGTTGGCATCAACATCTAATAGTTGTGAAAACTTATCCAAATAATGTTGAAATGGTCTTGACCAACCTTCTTTTAATTCATCTCTACCGATATTCCATATACCAGTTACTAAAGTTATATTATTCATAAATTCTATTAAATTCTTCTAATATTTTAAAAAAGCTTTTATTTTGTTCAAACAATTTTGGGTTTGTATCTGGAGGACAATTGTCAGAACACCACCAAATATCAAAATGTTTACGTTCAAAAAGTTCTTTATGGTTGAAATACATTAACGTCATAACTACTTCTTCATGAAAAGTACGTTCTTCTGTTGTTAATAATTTTTCTAAATAATCTTCAAATAAATTAACAATGTTATCCCACTTATCTTTATGTCCACCAAATAAACCACCAATTATATGAATACTTCTATCATATTCTGTATACCATTTTTCGGGTACAGTTCCAGACCAATAATTTCTTTCGTTATCTTTTCCTAAAATAAGAAATTTATCCCCCGTATCTTCTACTAAATTTTTTAAAAAATCGTTACTAAATAAATTACTTTCATAATATCGACCTTGGGAATCATCACTTGTAAGATATTTTAAAGGTATTAATCCACAGTGGGATAATCCCGCATCAATCCAATAATAATAGTCATAAGACTTATCTTCATTCCACCACCAATGAAATTTTGAATATTGTATTTCGAGGCATCGGTCACCCGTTTTTGCCGAATCATAATCTTTAAATTTTGATAAATGACTTTGGAATTTTGTGTCATTCAAATTAAAAATTTGAAATTTTAGTTGGGATTCTGAAATATTGTTTTGAGTGTAAAAAAAGTTTTTTAATGATTCCATTTCTCTTTCTGACGTATAACACAAAAAATCTGCATCTGTCATTTTTAAAAGAGAAAGTAAACTAAACTTATAATGTCCTCCTCTAGCGTGTCTACCTCCATATCCTGTACCGCTTAGGTCACTATAAATGCACGTTATAAATTTAACCGACATAATTGAATTGTTTATGTTCTTTATTTTCTTTAATTATTTTATTTTGATTTAAATCTAAAAATTCGTTTGGTATCTTATAACTACTATATTGATTCCAATTATATGTTTGGGTGTAGAAATTATTATAAATTCCTCCTGACACATCTGACCAATCACTTATTTGAGGTCCAATAGGCAAGATAGGTACATAACTTTCTTTGACTGAAGTTATAAATTGATAAATAAAATCATCAATAGCATAGTAAGATATTTTTTGAGGGTCTTCAATTTGTAACACATCATCATAAATTGAATGATGATACATTATCATATTTGTTGCAAAAACACCTCTATGATTCTCTTGTTTTGGTGGTAAATTAGTAATATCCAAAAACATTTTATGTTTTTCACTAACGTTTACTGGTCGATTCAAAGTTGGAGCCAAATTTACTACCGAGAAATTAAAGTCATTTGTTTCTTGTTCAATTTTTTCAATCATCGATTTTGCATACGGCATTATCGTACAATCATCTTCAATAATTAAAACCTTCTCATATCCTCGTTCTTTAGCAATTTTTATAATTTCCAAATGAGAACGAGTACATCCAACATGACTATTGGTATCTACCGCTTTAAAATATTCGTAATCCCAACCAATATAATCCATTTCTTTTTTAATGGATTCTAATCTATCAGGTCTTCTTTCTAAGTTTACAACAAACTTAGGTGTATCTGTAAAAATCATTAACTTATAATATTATGGTTTAATTGACCTGTTAATCTATCACACCAACCTTTTGATTCTGAATGCGGCCAAACAACCCAATATGATGGTAATTCAGTTGTTTGAAATTCTCTCCAAACTTTACAATATCCATCAGGGTCTTTCATAAAACCTGCAATTTCATTCTTGTCAGCATCTTTTCTAAATAAAGTTTCATCTTTAGCATTGTGGAATGCAACCACCCAAAAATCATAATCTTTTTCAGGAACGCTTGTATAACCAACATCAATACAATGTTTGTATATTGTTGCAAAACTATCTTTCCATTCTTCCTCTGTTTCAAAATTATAAGGACTTGGCGGATATTGTTTGTCTAAACAATGTTTATCAATCGCTCTTCTCTCAAATAATAAACCAGAATATTTTTCATAATCTTTTAAACTTCTAACGGCACCAAAACCGTAAGGACCATCGTGACCTTCTTGAATTTCTCCATCCATACCAAATAATTTTCTATTTGTTAAGTGAGATATTCTATTTTTTTCACCCCAAGTCTTATCATCATCCCATTGTTTTGTTCTACCTTTACGAGTATACTCATGATAAACTACAGGAATGTGAGGGTGGAATAAATCATAACCCCAAGTGTAAGCTCTTGCGGCAATTGAAATTTCTTCTCCGTGAAAATAATATTCAGGATTATGTTGAACTTCTTTTGAAAACTCACCTAACGTAAAACAAAAGTGAGCCGAATAAAATCTTGCCGTTACTGGTTTTTTCATTTCTCTCCAACCTGGAATTGTTTCAGGTAAAAAGAATACCGCGCCTTCAGGAATGAATCTATCAAAGGCCATTCTCCAAGCGTCTTGTGCTCTACCCGCAGGGTCATTGTCAGGGTCAAAGGAAGGTACATAACCCGTAAGTAGAGGTTTCTTATACCCATCCTTTTGTAACCCCTTTATCATCTTAATTAGGATATCATCCCAATCCTTAACAAATCTCATGTGAGAATCAAGTTGCATTGTATATGTCTCACCATCATATAATTGTTGAGTTAAATTTCTTGCCCAACAAACACCCTTAGCATCTTGATAAGGAATATCTAAGATTTTAAATCTTTTGTCTTTTCTGAATTCGTCAAGGTTATCGAAACCATCGGTTTCACTGAATTGTCTTGCTATCGAGAAAACCAAATTTTTTGGTTTCTTGGCATTTGCAATCATATCTTTTAAAGTTGGGATTAATTGTGGGTCCCTGTATGATGCGATTTGAATAAAAATTTTGCTCATTTATAGTATTTTATTTAAAAATAAAAAACCCTTCACAAAAGTAGAGGGTTTTATTTATATTATTTTTAATTAAAAAAATTAAGATGCTGATGGTGTTTGAGTCTGTGTTGGTGTTGGAGTTTGCGTAGGTGTTTCATTAGGAGTTCCTGTTTGAGTCTGAGTTGGAGTTTGCGTAGGTGTTTCATTAGGAGTTCCTGTTTGAGTCTGAGTTGGAGTTTGCGTAGGTGTTTCATTAGGAGTTCCTGTTTGAGTCTGAGTTGGAGTTTGTGTCTGAGTTGGTGTATTAGTAGGTGTTGGTGTTAACGCAACAGTTCCTGTTTGTGTCTGAGTTGGTGTATTAGTAGGTGTTGGTGTATTAGTAGGTGTTGGTGTTAACGCAACAGTTCCTGTTTGAGTCTGAGTTGGTGTATTAGTAGGTGTTGGTGTTACCGCAGCAGTTCCTGTTTGAGTCTGAGTAGGGGTACTTGAAGCGGTAACACTTGGTGTAACGCTTATCGTTGGACTATTACTCGGTGTAACACTTATTGTTGGAGTATTACTTGGAGTAACACTTATTGTTGGCGTTGGGCTTAAAGCAACTGGTGGAAATACTCCCAAATCAACCTCAACAATACTAGTTGAGAATGCTGTTGAATATGTTGAATCCAACAACCAAATTGTTTTTGTTTGACCTTGATTTAATTCAACTTGATACTCCCACATTGCGTCGTCGCATCTTTGGTAACTAAAATTTACGATTGAAGAACCGGTATTTGTCAGAGTGTATTTACTACATGCCATATTAATTTCTATTATAACTAATAAATAGTAAGATGTTATAAAAAAATAAATCTATTAAAAACTAATTGAAGAATATTAAGAGAATCTATGCCGGTGGAAACACGCCTAAATCAACCTCAACAATGCTAGTTGTAAAGGCTGTTGAATATGTTGAATCCAATAACCAAATTGTTTTTGTCTGACCCTGATTCAATTCAACTTGATATTCCCACATAGCGTCATCACATCTTTGATAGCTAAAGTTTACGATTGAAGAACCCGTATTTGTTAAAGTATATTTACTGCAGGACATTTTATAAGTGTTTAATTAATAAATACTACGATTTATTCTAATTTTTTGTAGAGTTGAGAAAATATTATTTAAATTCCTATGTTGGTGTAACTGAAGGAGTTTGAGTATTAGTTACACTTGGCGTTGGTGTTATAGTGTTAGTTGGTGTTGCGGTTGGAGTTAAACCTATCGTTACCGTAGGGGTTGGAGTAGATGTTTTAGTTGGCGTTTGTGTTGGAGTTTCCGTCGTTGTTGGAGTTAAACCTATCGTTACCGTAGGAGTTGGAGTGGTTGTTGGTGTAGATGTTTGAGTTGAAGTTTGAGTTGGAGTAGGTGTTGGACACGGTACATCTAACACATAGTTAAATGCATAAGTGGGAACATAACAATCGTATGTTCCATACCAATAGTCGGTCTCATATGAAAATGGAAAAGTCTGTTGACCTAAATCAATTGTTCCACCAGAACAAGGATAAAAGGTAACATTGGCAGTTAAGCCACTTAAGTTATTACTAAAAATTGAAACTCCACAATCAGACATGTTTATAAATACTTAATTATTTTATTTTAACCACATAATCCTGTACCAACAACTAAAGTACCACTAATCTGTATAAATGTGGCACCATCTGAAATAATTGCATTTGTATTAATTGGTGATATTGTAAAAGCAGCATTACCATAAACCCTATCACCAATAACTAAATCATGGAAAGACTTCTGACAATAAATTGTTACGTTTGATGGACCATATCCCGCATCGCCACAAGCATCTTCAAAATAACCTGCTGTCCATAAATTAAACATGAATACCATTGTTGGTGTAACTGTTGGTGTTGTTGTGGGTGTTGGAGTTGGAGAAGTTGAGGTTGGAGTAGGCGTTACCGGACTTTGAGTTGGTGTTGATGTAATAGTTGGAGTTGGTGTTGTTGAAGGACATAATCCTGCAAAGGCAATCGTTAAAGGAGCACCGCAATCTTGAGCATATAAATCTTTGGCACAAACATAATGAGACTGAAGAGGGTCAATTGGTGTTACACTAACAATATTAGTACACCCTGTCCAAGCATAATACCCTTGTTGAACGGTATTATAGTTTGTTATCTTAAAATAATTGCAGTCGGTTGTGTACATCTTTATAATCCGTATTTTGATTTATCTGCATTATAGTTTTGTAATACTTGGGCTGATGTAAGTGATGCGTTGTATAAACGGGTAATACCAATTTTTCCATCAAACCATTGAGAAAACTCTCCACCATTGTAACTACCAATGTAAAGTGGGTTAACCGTGTTTAATATACTTGCCAAACTATGTCCCACACTTCCTATACTTACTCCATTTGCAAATGTTTCAATCGTATTAGATGCAACATTGGTAAACACATAAACCAATTGGTACCACGTATCAACTGTTCCCACATAACTAGTACTATTGGCAAATAAATTTGGTCCTGTGCCAGACCCTGAACCATATTGTGCATAATATGTTGTGTTAGTTGTTCTGATACTATAACTCACATCTTGAGACAACCCACCATTATCAAACTTTCCAAGTACCACATCATTACCCAACACT